TTAGTTAATTTTTCGCTATTTAAAATATAGTTTCTTCCACCTAAACTAGTTGGAATACTATTTCTAACGTTGCTAATTTCTCGACTAAAACTATTAGCTGTTTCTTGCACTTTGTTTTCAACTACAGAGGTTGTTGCATAACCTTTGTCATTAACCCACTTTTCGATATTTCTTCTTTCAGCAGTAAGTTGGTTAGCTGTGTTATTTTGTGCCCAAATTTGCAAGTTAGCAATTCTTGCTCCGTCTTGATTTTTATAGTTTTCTAAGGCGGTTAATTGGTTGGTAATACCTCTAGCACTTTCATTGAACTTATTAGAAAACTCTGTGTTCTTAATATAACCTTTACTGTCAATGATTTTATTAATTTCGGTTCGTTCACGGCTTAATTGACTAGCTGTATCTCTTTGAACCCATTGTTTTAAACTTTCAGTTCTACTGCTATCTTGATTTTTATATTCTTCAAGTGAACTAACTTTACTTGTTAAGCCGTCTACACTTTTAGTAAATTCAGCCTTAACTGCGTTTAATCCATCTTCATTTTTTTTCTTAACAGCAGTAAATTCTCTAGTAATGCTAGTTTCAAGTTCTGTAACCTTGCTAGTAGCACCGTTAACAAGTCCTCTAAGCTCTCTAACTGTTTCATTGTTAGAAATATCTTGAATATTGCTAACTCTATCAGTTAGTGCTTGAATTTGCTTAGTAGCTTCAACTCTGTTTTTGCTTATTTCCAAATTAGTAGCTTGGAATTGCCTGTTGTAGTTTTCAACTGTTGTTGATACTTGGTTTCTAATAGGTGCTAGTTTTTTCTCTAGATCTTCATCTATTTTAGCTATTGTTACTTCACTTGATGCCTTAGCTTTTTCAAATCCATCTTCAATCTTTTTATTGATTTCATCTGTATTTTTTTTGAACAACTTATCATAATTTTCACTACGTTCTTTAACTTTTCGCTCTATATCCATAGTGATTATATCTGTATAAGCGTTGGCTTTAGCTATAGCACCACTACTAGCATTTGATACTTCTGAACCTAATCTACCTTCTTTTTCACCTAGAATAAACTCTTTCCATTTTTTTAGCATTGGATCATAATGAGTTTCAACTACTCTTATTCTTTCGTCCACACCATATTTCAAATATTTTAAAATTACAGTATCACCACGGTTGATATCTTCAGTTAGTTGTTCATAAGTTACCTTGATAGAGTTCTTCGGCTTGTCGATATTTTGCTTTGTGAAATATTCCATGGCCCACTCTTCCAATTCTTCAGCAGTTCTTAAATCGTTATTAGATACTGCTATTTCATTGATGAATGGATAATCATTAATCAACGGACTTTCTACAATTAGTTTAATAGTAATTTCTTCATCTAATGCTTCTAGTTCTTCTTTTTGTTTTGCTTTTAATGATTCAATTTCAGCTTTCTTTCTATCAGCTATCGCTTGACTTTCAGCTTTTCTTTGTTGAGATTTTCTCTCTCTTGCCTGATATTTAGCATTTACTTCTGATTCAATTTGAGAATATGATTTAATTACTTTACCACTACGCTTTACTTTCTTGTTATTCTTAGCAAGTTCTTTAGCGTATCTTTTAGCTATTTCATCTTTCATTTGTTGAGCTTTTTTAACAGCATTTCTACCTTGTGAGTATTCTTTTTGAGATTCCCTCAAGGCTTTTAATTGTTGTCTGTGCTGTTCTCGTAAGTCCTTTTTATCATACTTATCACCAACTTTAAAAGTTGAACTAGCATAAATTCTAGTAACAATTTCATCAGAATTACTAGTGTTAACAAATTCACTTATATTTTTAGCTGTGGTTAATACTTCTTCAGTATCTCTACCTAAACGTTCTAACAAGCTAATTTGTTTATCATGCATATCAATATCTGCAGAATAAGTATCAGCGATTCCTCCTAATAATTCAAATGATGTTCTAAGTTTATTATCAGTATCATCATTATGTGATACAAATGAATTAATAGCATTTATATCTGAATAATATGAGAAATCTTTTTCACTAGATAAAAAGTTTGAATACCATTCATCAAGTACTGACATACAGTTTACACGAAGTCTTCCGAAGTTATTCACTAACCTTTTACTAAAATCATAGTTCTTTTGATAAGCTGTGACAGTAATACATTTATCATTTTCAGATATATCAATATCCTTAATTCTAAATAAGTTTGTTCTGTCATGCTCATCAGCTTTTACAATCATACCTTTTTCAATGAATGAAAATAGATCGTTATCAACAGTTGGATATTTGAATGTTAATTTATACATTGTATTCAACACCCAGTGAATGTCCGAATCGTAAGCATTATTCAACACTATTCCGTTATAAGTAAAATCCGTTTCAAATTCATCATATAACCATAACATTAAACGAACGCCCCCCATCTACATTCTATTTCCAACCTAGTAATTCCATTACCTAGAACAATCCCACTCACTCCTGGTTTAATCTCAAAGAACGCTCCTAGCATTACACTATTTAATAGATTTCCGTTCTTATCGTAGACATTTTGTTCACCTTGCTTGCATTCAATAACTAACTTTTCAGACAGCTGTTTTAATCTGACTACCTGATTACCTATTGTTAATGATGTGCCACTTGTTGAATTTCCATATAGAGTGATTTTAGGATACATTATTACATTAGTTTCATTGTTTATAACTCCATTACCTGTGTATGTCTTAATATCAGATGCAATACTATATGAGAATGGATTACAAGTGAATACTACATCTATTTCATATTCATCTACTTCACCTAGTCTAGCTCTAACTGCAGATACTGTTAACACTTCATAATATCTACCAGGATTATCAGAGGCTATTAATTTACCACTACCTTCTAACCACACTAATAATTCATTGATTTGGTTTAATTTTACATTGTGGATTAATAGCTTATATGATTTTTCTACAAGCTCATAAGCTGTAGAAGTTCTTACAATTCCTCCTGACATATCATCAGATGTAAATATTTTGTCTTTTCTTTTCCCTTTATTGATTCCATCATTTTCCATTACAAAAATTTCAAAGGGAAAATCGGCGGTAGACTTCCCTTTGAAGATTAATTCATTATAATGTAACGACATTTCTACCACCTCCAAAACTCATATTTTTGTATTCTTTCATAGATCTCACTAGTTTTTGTTCAATCTCTTTTACTAATGTATCAATATCTTCTTTGTTATTTATATTATTACCTGTTACGTTGATAGTAATATTAACATTAGGATTATTAGCTCCATATTGTTCTGCTAACGTTCCACTTATTCCTTTAATTTTCTCTCTTGTAGATAACGGTGTAATGTTCACACCACTTCTAGTAACTTGGAATAATTCTGGGCCAGCTTCTCCTACAATACCTGTATATTTAGGTGGTAAGTTTTGAGTTGTATTAATATTTCCACCTGTAGCAAACATCCCAATATGTCCACCCATTGCATGCATTCCGATGTGGCCACCAGTAGCATGTTCACCACCGATGAATCTACTAATAGTGTTTTTAATAAAGTTCCAAGTTGTTGTAACAACTGTTGGAATAGCGTTAATCGCTCCTGCTGCACTGTTTGCTTTATGAGTGATATTGTCATTTGCTTCTAATTGTTTTGTAGGTGTAGGTGTTGCATTAAATCTTTCTGTACTCGCTGTTGCTGCGTCTGTGAATGGTGTTGCATTACCTTGTGCCATAATACTCTTAGTTGCTGGATTTGTTGCTGCGAAAACATTTGCTCTATCTGTGGCATCTTGAATAAATGGACTTGCATTTCCACTAGCTGATAGTACTTTTTCAGCAGGATTCGTATTGATATATGTGTTTAAATTTCCTTGTGCATCTGTAATTGGTTGACTTGCATTATCTTTGGCAGTTAGTGTTTTTTCATTAATTGCCAAAACATTATAGCCCAGGATGTTCTTTATTGCATTATCAATAACATTGCTTCCATCATCTTTAAACATAATTGATTTAGGCGGTAAACTAGCATTTTTGAATGTATCTATTTTTCCATTGATATTATCTAATGGCAGACTTGCTTTATCTACAATTTCAACATTTTTAGGTTTAATACCTTTACTGTCTAACCATTCTAAGTCTTCTTTAGTCATCTTAATAGTACGACCTTGGCTTTCAGCAATAGTGATTGCTTTCATAATATCTGGCAATGCTAATGCTCTTTCATAATCATTTTTAAAATTAAATACAAGATCATGACCTTCATATTTAATTCCTATT